GATAAGGCTGATTATTATGCAGAGAGATTTGGATAGGAGAATGAAGATGAGGGAAGAAACTTGTAGTGATTGTGAGTTCAGAGAAGATGATATTTATTGTTATAGTTGGAGCAACGCTAAGATTGAGCTAGAAGAAATTTATGAAGCCGCGTTTGGTGACAATGCTATTAATAAGTATAGCCACGCTGAACTGATAGAGAGACTGTATCTGCTACGCCAAAACTATACTGACTTCTATGAAGGAAAGGAAGGGTGTGAGCATTATATGGACACAGGTGCTTATGGAGATTACCCAAATGACTGAAGCTGAAATGGATCAAAACCTAATAATTGAGTTGTTTTTGAGTATTCACATCTCGCAGTTGCCAAAATATTCAGGGCAAATTTTCCAGCTTTGGACGAGGGGACAGTACTTATATACGCACAAAAAAGGGAAAGTAAATGAAGATACTTAGATATAAAGAAGCAGGTTATGAAGAAGCAATAATGGGTATGAGTTTGTCATATTATTACGAGGGCGATGACTTGGAAGAGTGGTGGAAGACTGCTCAAACTAAAGCCTCTAAAGTAGCTAAGCTCTTATCCAAAAAAGAAGCTAGTCACTCTAAGTTTTTAAGAGCTATTAGTTGCTGGATTACAATTAGAGCAAGTCGTAGCTGGTGGCAAGAGATGGATCAATACAAGGTCGCTACAACGAGCCTGTCAGCCTCTACAATGCACACCTTAGCAAAGAGACCTATCACACAAGAAAACTTTGCTACGCCCATTCTAGGAGTGTATTTAGACTATCTGAATAGATGTAAAGAAGAAGAGGATATACAGTCATTCAAAGAGCAGTTGCCTGAGGGTTATTTACAAACTAGGATGATACATTGTAACTATGCAACACTCAGAACTATCATTGCTCAGAGGCACGATCATCGGCTACCAAATTGGCAGACATTTATTAAACAGGTAATGAATGAAGTAGAACACCCTGAATTATTAGAGAGTACAAAATGACTACAGAATATGATGTGAAATTGGATGATGGCTCTACAATAACAATCACCGAGCCTTGCAGTCTATGCAAGCATCATAGTAAGGATGGTTACGATTGGGAGTGTGGAGAGTGTAAGCACTTTTACGGAGATCAGTTTGAGGCAGAGGAATGAACAAATGGAGGCAGGACGAGCCAGCAGAGGTTAAGCAAGAGAGAGAAGATAGATGGATTAAAGAAATATGGATAAGTCACGCATCAAAAGTATTATCTCTACCAAAACCGCAAAGATTAGATTATATAAAAAAGTGGGAGAGAAAGCACGACACAAGGCTTAGGGAAGAGGTAATAAATCTACATAGAGAGAGAAAGTAGTTTTATTTTATCTTTATATATTTTAGTGATAGCTTTTAAATCATCAATACTGTATTTTTTAAGCTCGTGATGACCCTCTAGCCATTTTAGTTTTTCAGACCCAATCTTTAGTAATAAATTAATTCTGTACTCTAAAATATTACCTGATTTATGATTGTTACATCCAGAGCATTGCTTGTGACAATTATTTAACTCAAATCTAAGCTCTGGGTGCGCTCCCACGCTTCGATAGTGTCCAGCGTGATATTGTCCTGTATGATATCTGCCACAACTAATGCAAGGCTCTCTATCATCTCTCAATCGTATATATCTATTGAATGCAGTCTGCGCCAATTTAGTCTGATATGATTTATCACTAGATTGTGATTCCTTTCTCATTACCCTAGTTTTTTGAGCAAACTTTTTAATATTATTTAACTTCACATAAGCTATTGCACATTTAGGTGAGCATATCTTCTGCCCCATTGATCGAGGAGTATATTTAATATTGCATATCTTGCAGGTCTTATCTTTCACGCAAACCCCAGCATTAATTGCTCAACAGTATCATCCAGATCATCTCTACTGTAGTTTGTGAGTATATGTTTAAGCACAGCATCAATAGTATTAGAATAAAGCTCTGCAAAGTTATCAGCGGTCATATTAGCAAAACTAATACTCTTGGCTTCAATTCTTACACTACCATCCAATCTATGCGTAGCATCATAATACCCAGCCATTATTATCAAGTCTTTTCTAAATCTATCAAAACTCTTTTCAGGCGTAATATTCCACTTATTACCATCTAACTCTGGCGGTGTCCAATGCTCAAAAGCAAAGTTTAGCAAGGCAAAATATTTACGATGAAATTGTATGTTGCGAGGGTTGGTTATTTTAACTTTAACTGTTGCTCCTAACTTTATCTTTCTATATTCAATTTCAGAATCAATGTCAGCAGGAATTAAACCTAAATTGACCTTAGTCAAAAAGAGGTTCATTTATATCTACTCCTATAATTACATATGCTCGCAACAGTGTGACGGTTAGCTTCAAACTTATCTGCTATCACTTTGTATGTCAATCTGTATACCTCTCTTAGCTCTCTTATTTGTGCAACATCAATATCAGATAGTGTGGCTCTTTGATGATTCTCACCGCTTCTATGTGCCATATATATCCCCTTAAAGTTTAAACAATTATAAACGATAATGTAACAACTATCAATCTATTGTTATCTTTTATAATGTCACAAGCGTTTTGAGGGAGTTTTAAAGCGATAAACCCCAACCAATCAATAAAGAAAGGTCGAGTATGTCACAATGCGATGTCAGTCGTCAATTGCGAGCTATGCCAGAAATAAGTTCTGCACAACTGCGTAGATTACGATACTTATACCGCCTGTTATGCTCTACGCCTCTATTCTAAATACTCTGCAAGCAAGGACTAATCCAATATACTTACCGCCAAAGAATAGAACCCCTAGCATTTTAACCGACCAACAGCAATACTTTTTTATAGAGGTGTGCGAACAAACAGACATATCCTCTTTAGTCGGAGAATAATAACTTGAAAGGATTTGACAATAAGAGAATAAGGTGTATAATTCTATTTATTGGATAAGACCCTTGTAAAGTTCTTTATCCTATTCCCCAATCAAAGCGTAATCGCTTTTTGGGGATTTCTATTTATAGTACTCCCAAGACTAAAGTAAGTCAATAACTAATTGTAAAAAATGTAATAATTAAGATAAACATTGACAGTTATCAAACAAGGTGTTACTATTTATTATATGCAAATAACAGAAACCACAGTAGATCAACTTATCAATTACGCTAACAATGCTAAAATCCACAATGATAAACAAGTGGATATGCTGGCGGCAAGTATCAAAGAGTTTGGGTTTAATAACCCTATCCTCATAGATGATAAAAATACAATCATAGCTGGTCACGGCAGATTAATGGCGGCTAAAAAGCTAAACCTTGATAAAGTGCCAACTATTAAACTATCTCATTTATCAGATGCACAAAGAAAGGCATACATACTCGCAGATAATAGACTAGCAGAGGTAGAAACAAGCTGGGATATGGAGCTAGTATCATTAGAACTTAAAAACCTGCAAGAGCTAGACTTTGATATTGACCTGACAGGTTTTGAGATAGGAGATATTGGCGGTGTCGATGAGGCAGGATTAACAGATGAAGACGCAGTACCAGAGCCACCAGAAGAGCCGATAAGTAAAATGGGTGATGTCTGGATATTGGGCAACCATAGGGTTATGTGTGGTGATTCAACAAATTCAGATAACGTGAACTCCTTGATTGATAACAACCAGATTGATTTAGTTTATACAGACCCTCCGTATGGTATTAATGAAAAGGGTGATAGGACTGGTCGTAATACTGGTCTTGCTAAAAACCACAACCTAAAAGACTTTAAAGACGATTCAATTGATTACGCTGTTAAAGCTACACAGATTGTTGATAAGCTAGATATTAAGTGTCAAGTCTGGTGGGGTGCTAATTACTATTGTCATTTCTTACCACAGTCAAACAATTGGTTCGTATGGGACAAAAGGGTTGAAGATAAAATGAAAGACACTCAATCAGATTGTGAAGTCGCTTGGGTTAAGTCTAAATGGTCAAGCATTAGAATATTCAGACACCTATGGAAAGGCTTTAATAAAGATAGTGAGCGTGGTCAAGCCAGAGTACATCCAACACAAAAGCCAGTAGCGTTAGCAGAATGGTCTTTTGATTATTTCAAAGAGGTTAGTTCGGTAATGGATTTATTTGGCGGTTCTGGCTCAACACTAATTGCTTGTGAGAATACAAAGCGAAAATGTTATGTGATGGAATTTGACGAACATTATTGTGATGTGATTATTAAAAGATGGCAAGAGTATACAGGCAAACAAGCAACACACGCAGACACAGGCGCAGAGTTTAATAGTATGCAAACAAAAGAGATACACAATGCAAGAGCTTAAAGACAAAGGCGGTAGACCATATACTGAAATTGATTGGGTGCAAGTTGAGAAGCTATGCGGTATCCATTGCACGGGTGAAGAGATAGCCAATATCTTAGGTTTTAGTTATGACACACTTGAACGAGCAGTTAAGCGTGAATATAATACGCCTTGTGCGGAGTGGATCAAGCAAAAAGGAGCTTCTGGCAGGGCGAGCTTGCGAAGAGTGCAGTATTCACAGGCAATGGGCGGCAACACTACTATGCTAGTGTGGCTTGGCAAGAATTGGCTAGGTCAGACTGATAAGCAAGAAGTTACAGCTAAAATATCAGAGATAACAGAGTTTGAAGTAGTTGAAGATCAGAGCTAAAGCTACAAAGCCTCAAACGGAGCTAGTTAATTCAACAGCTCCTTTCCCTGCAATGGTCGCAGGATACGGGGCAGGTAAATCACACGCTCTAATACTGCGCACAATGAAGTTGATATTCGGCAACGGTGGAAACATTGCTTATTACTTGCCAACTTATGACCTGATTAAAACAATCGCATATCCTCGCTTTATCGAAGTACTAGACAATCTGAAAGTGGCGTATAAATTAAATAAGTCAGACCATATTTTAGAAGTTAATAATAAGCAGATTATATTCAGAACTTTAGACAACCCAGATCGCATAGTGGGCTACGAAGTAACTGATTCAATGGTTGACGAGCTAGATACCCTGCCAATCAATAAAGCAAGAGAGTGCTGGGTTAAAATCATAGCGAGAAATAGACAAAAGAAAGCTGGTCAGAATACAGTAGCGGTTGGAACTACACCAGAGGGGTTTAGGTTTGTGTATGAGCAGTGGGGCAAGAACCCAACTGAAAGTTATCAAATAATTAAAGCTCCAACATATTCCAATCCACACCTACCAGAAAATTACATTGATCTACTGCGAGAGACATACCCTCCTCAACTGCTAGAGGCGTATATAGAGGGGGAGTTTGTTAATCTAACCAGCGGTAGCGTATATCCTGACTATGACAGAGAGCTGAACGGTACAGATGCAACTATTCAAAAGGGAGAACCACTGCATATAGGAATGGACTTCAATGTGAATAATGGTGCGGCAGTAGTGCATATACAAAGATCACCTCTAGCACTAGCAGTTGATGAGTTAACAGGTGTGAGAGATACGCCATCAATGATTAAAATACTGCAAGAAAAGTACACAGGTCACACTATAATAATCTACCCTGACGCATCAGGTGGTGCAACTAAATCAGTCAACGCCTCTATTTCAGATTTAAGATTATTAAAGGATGCAGGGTTTACTATTGATGCGCCTAAAAAGAACCCGTTTGTTAAAGATCGAGTAGCGGCTTTTAACAGATTGATTTGCAATCCTGCGGGAGATAGGTATTATAGAGTTAATACAGATAAATGCCCTAACTTAGCAGTATCACTAGAACAGCAGGTTTATGATAAAAATGGAGTGCCAGATAAAGAATCTGGGCTAGATCATATTGTAGATGGAGCTGGTTATTATGTAAGCAAGCGTTATCCTATCAAATTCAAGAAAGCAATCAACCAACCAAAGAGGTGGAGTTAATGAATAAAGAAGAGATTTTAAAAGTACATACCTTATATGATAATAATAAAAGTCAATGGCAGTATTATTTAGATAGCTATATGGGAGGGGCGCAATATAAGACAGGTAAATATCTAACGCAATACTTAGCAGAGACAGATGACGAATATAATGCTCGCATCAAATCCACACCCTGCGATAATCATTGTAAAAATATTATTCAGATATATAACTCTTTTATTTGGAGAACACCGCCTCAGCGTGAATTAGTAGACACACCAGAAGTTGAGAGTTTTATCAGGGATGCAGGATTAGATGGGCAGTCATTAAATCAAGTATTGAGAGATGCGACAGTTTGGAGTAGCGTATTCGGGCATTGCTGGGTGATGATTGATAAGCCTCTGGTCGAGGTGGAGACTAGAGCTGAAGAGATGGATTTAGAGATTAGACCATATTTAACAGTT